CTTTTTTAATGGACCACAACTATGCTCCTAAAGTTGATATTAACGGAATGTCTATAAAAATAGCCGGCAGTGTAGCATATCATTTTGATGGTCACGAAGTAGGTCAGGTAATTAAAAAATATCTGCTAAATGCCGATCCTAAGGTAATATGTACTGTTGATACTATTAGCCGTGCATCAATTGATGATTTTAGTAATATAAGCGAAATACACGGAGAAGTTGCCAGCTACAGTGCGGACTTATTTGTAGACTGTACGGGCTTTCGACGACTACTTAATGACTATATCAAAGAGACTTGGGTATCGTATAAAGAACACCTAGCAGTAGATACTGCAATTCCGTTTTTATTAGATTCGAAAGATATGAAATATACAGTAGCACAAGCTATGAATAATGGGTGGATGTGGCAAATTCCTAAAAAAAATAAACTAGGATGTGGATATAATTTTAGTAGTAAATTTTGTACTGAAGAAGATGCGATTAAAGAAGTTGAAGAATTTTTAGGACAAAAAATTAATCCTATTAAAATAATAAAATATAATGTTGGTTCATTACAAAATGTATATTCAAAAAATGTTATGTTTTTAGGACTAAGTGCTAATTTTTTAGAACCTTTAGAAGCAACGTCAATACACACTACAATAGAACAACTGTATAGATTTGTAGAAGTTTTAGAAGGATCTAAAACTAGAAAAGAATTTAACAGTGAGATTTCTGAACTTATGGAAGATATGCGAGACTTTATTGCACTACACTACAGAGTACAAAGAGACGATACTGAATTTTGGAAATCAGAAAAAAATAGAACATTTATGAGCGACAAACTTAAAAAGCAATTAGACTGTTTTGCTAATGGAGAACTTATAAGTCTATACAAAAATATTGGACTTCCGTTAATTTTTCCAATTGCATACGGATTAAATTTAATTAATCCTGATAAGATTGACAAATATAATGATGTAATGTATAATGCAGAAGAACTAATGACAAGAATGGCAGGAATGTTACATGAATAAAAAGATAGTAGTAGTTGGAAGCGGAACGGCTGGAGCACTTGCAGCTACTTATTTAAAAAAATATTATACAAATATTGATATATTACATATTAGAGAAGAAAACGAAGCAAAAATAGGAGTCGGAGAAAGTACAACTCCGTTATTACTAAACTATTTTGATGTGACAGGAATATCAATACAAGAATTTTTAAAAGAAACAAACTCTACTATTAAGATAGGAATAAGATTTGAAAATTGGCTATTAGAAAATGATACATACTGGCACAATTTTAAGGAAATTCCAACAAAGGCAATTCCAGAATATATTGATAATGCTGGGTTAATAAATTTAACTGATTATTTAGAAAATAATTTTAAAAATGGAGGCGCCACTTATTCAGGAGAACTTGATCTTTATAATAAAGTCCCCTTCATTATAAATGAAAATAATAAGTTAGTTCCCCAGGGAAATTTTGCACTGCATATCGATGCACATGAGTTTAGTGAATATATTCTAAAAAAAGTAAAAGTAGATACAATATATTCAAGTGTAAGCGATGTAACTCTCGAACAAGGAATTATTAAGAGTGTAACTCTTAATAATGGAAATATTATTGAAGGCGACTTGTTTATAGATTGTACAGGATTTAGTAAAGTACTTCTTAAAGAATTACCATTTAAATGGGAATCATTTTCTGATTGGCTTTGCGTAAATAGTGCCGTAGCAGGAAGAGTATATACTAAAGAATCTAAATCTCCTGTAACTGTTGCAACCGCACAAGATTTTGGATGGATATGGCATATACCTTTAAAGGATCGTTACGGTATAGGATATGTCTTTGATAACGAATTTAGTAATTTTGAGGAAATTGAACGTAATCTAAAAAGCTACTGTAACGATCGGCTGAATAGCGAGTTAGTTGAAATATCTCATATTAACTTCGATCCAGGTTGTTTAAAAGAAAACTGGATTGGTAATTGTGTTGCTATTGGTCTTAGTTCAGGATTTGTAGAGCCGTTAGAAGCAACAAATATTCATACAATAATATATCAAATATCGAGACTAGCTAGGCATTATGACGGTACTGTTAATAGATATACTCAAAAGGTATATAACGAAAAAATATATAAGTTACAAAAAAATATAAAAGAAATTATTAAGATACATTATCTTAATAGAAAAGACAAAAACAATTTTTGGAAAAAAGTTAATCAAGCAGACGATGAGCTAATAACTAAAATTGAAGGATTAGGAAAAACATTTACAAATTTAGAATTTGTAGAATATGATAATCATCATATTTCTGGTAGTAATGTTTTCTTAAGTGATGCATATGCATCGATCTTACATGGTTTAAATTATTTTAATAAAGATTCTGTCAAAAATTTTATTAATGTTCACAACTTACCGTTAGATGATGCAAAAAATATACTAGCAGTAAAACCACAAATGTTGGATAAATATATTACACATAACAAACTTTTAGAGGGAGTGGATATCAATGACAAGTAAAATCTTTTTTGATAGCATTGAAGTGGGTGAGTTCTTATCAGATGCCGATGGTAATTTTATGGGGATTACTTGGATAACTGAAATAGCCGACGAAACAAAATATAAAGTACAAGATATTGTAGAAAGAAATTACCTTTCTGCAGCAAATAAAATTCCTACGTCGTCGATTAATATTACATCTGCGCAGATAAGCTAATATGTCTAGTTCAGCGCCGATAGTAGACAGAATACGAATTATACCTAGGCCCGACGATTTCCTTGATAGAAATGTTGGCTCTAGTGGCGAAGTGTTCTTTAATAGATCAACAAGTTCGTTACGTGTGTACAGCGGAAAGGATATTTCGGGCTTTGAAATTGCTCGTGCTGATTTGAACAACGTACTTGATGCAGATTTAGAAGCACGTATTACAGCACTAGGTATAAGTGGTAGTGGTGGAGCAAGTGTAGACGTAAGCGAAACTGCACCTATAGAACCATCTGCAGGTAACTTATGGCTCAATACTACTAACGGACGTTTGTACATTTATATAAATGACGGTGATACTAGTCAATGGATGCAACCTGCGGTTCCTAGCTTTAGCGGTAATTATAATGATTTAACAAATAAACCTTCTCTAGCAACAGTTGCAACTAGTGGCAGTTATGCTGATTTAACAGATAAACCTATAATTAGCGAAAGCGGCTTTGATGGTGCATTTAGTAGTCTTAGTGGAATTCCAACTACATTAGCAGGGTACGGAATTACTGACGCTGCTACAAGTGCGCAAGGCACGTTGGCTGATACAGCAGTACAACCTGCAGATTTATCTACATATGTAGAGACTACAACCTTAACTACAGAATTAGCAGATTATGCTCAAACAGCAAGCACAGAATTTACTGGGTTAGTTACACTACAACAAACAACAGAAAAATTAAACACACTTACTGGTGCTACGAGCGTTGTTGAACACGATTTAGACACAGGCGCTGTTTTTAATCACACAAGTTTAGCAGCAAACTTTACAGCAAACTTTACTAATGTGCCTACTACTACTAATAGAACTACATCAGTAGTATTAATATTAAATCAAGGCGGAACAGCATATATTCCGACAGCAGTACAAATTGATGGTGCTGCACAAACTATTAATTGGCAAGGTGCAACTAATCCTAGCGGTAATGCTAGTCAAATTGATATAGTAAGTTTTACATTAATTAGAACAGGTGCAGCCTGGACTGTTATAGGCAGTTTAACAACATACGGATAATAAACAATGGCGCTAAACTTTCCAGCAAATCCAACTAACGGTGATACATACGTAGAAGCAAACACTACTTGGCAATATGACGGGGTAGCCTGGAACGTTGCACCTAGCACAGGATCTAATTTTCCTAATACATTTGGCACAGTAATTGCCAATGGTGTAAATTTAAATGCAGGTGCTTCTGGTGATTCTTTAAGAATTGACTCAGGAGCAAATGTCGTAGTTACATCTGACGCTAACACTAATACTCTTATTATTAGCAGTACAGGAAGTTCTGAAGGAGCAATAAAAAGCAGTTTTTTCGTAGCAGCCGATGACAGTACTCAACGATTACTTACTGCTGGTGAAACACTGCAATTTATAGGCGGCAACGGTATTACTACTTCTTCAGATTTCGAAGGAAATATAACTATTGATGCAAATGCAACCAGTAATAACTTTAGTGGATTAACAGATGTATCAACAGCAAGTTTAAGCATAGATAAGATTTACGAGCCTGCTATTGCTATGCTACGTGTTGACAATGCAGGCACAAGTGCATATACATTTCCAAGTCATTACAGCGGAAACAATCCTACAATATATGCTATTAGTGGAACAACTATTGCATTTGACTTAAATTTAATACCAGGACATCCTTTTGAAATTCAAGACAATTCACTAACAGCGTTAACTAGTAACTTAGTACATGTTGCTCCAGACGGCACTGTAAGTACAGATAGTGCAGCACAAGGTAAGACGAGCGGAGTGTTATATTGGAGAATTCCAGAAAACGCAAACTCTACATTTGTGTATCAATGTCAAAGTCACTCAAGCATGTTTGGAACCATCACAGTTAAGGATATTGCGAATCTTTAATAATTTTATTTAATTTTTGTCGTAATTTAACACTATTCTCTACATTTTCTCTAACTTTAGTAGGATCTATTGTTTTGTTTATTGTATCGTGAACTGCGTCAATATAATTGTATTCTTCTATTAATTTGTTTAATAAAGAATAACATTCGTTTTTAACCTTATCATTAGAAATTTTTTCTATATCTCTTTTATAGCGGGCATAATCTTTTTTAAATTTATTAGATTGTTTTATTTTAAGCATCAGTTTAACCTATAATAATCTTTTATATTATTGTTGTTACTAGTTTCTGCCATAGCACTATTTGCTACTACACTCTTTAGTGTAACAGGTAACAGTGCAGGAACTTCAAACACCGATCCTTCTAGTAATTCTTTAGCATATGCCTTACCGTCTTTTGGATCTACCCATTGTACTTCAAACTTGCCTGCATTTACAAACCAACTTTTGTGTCGATCTTTATGAAAGTGTAGGCGTGTTTGTTGATCTGCTTTTTCGAACACTAAAATTTTACTACAATAATATTCGTTATCTGTCCAAACTATATCATATCCGTAATCTGTTTTTTGAATGTTATTTTTCATTTATTTCTCTAATAAGTCTATAACTTGAAATACAGTTTCTAATTTAGCAAGGTTTCTTTTATTTTGTAGAGTATTGCGCAGTCCTTGATGTAAGGTCTTAGGCCAATTACCAAACGTAGTCCATGCATATCCATTATGCTCGTCATTTAGTTTAGGCAAAAATTCTTCTTTTATTACAACAAGGTATGTGTGAAAGTTAAACCGTTCATCATTAGAAACAAATGTTTCTAAAGGTATTGTTTTTACAAACGAAGGTAAGTCGCCAACTTCTTCCTGTATTTCTCTTTTTAGTCCTTCAAATGGTGTTTCACCGTCTTCTGTTCCGCCGCCAACTATTCCCCATGTACCAGAAGTTTTACCTTTAGCACGATGTAAGAATAAAAATCTTTTGGTGTTTAATGCGTAAAAGAGAGCACCACTACAAATAATGTTATTCATACTAATAATTATCTTAGTATGCTAGGCGCCAGGTACCGTCTGGATATTCGCCTTCGAAGCTGAGTACCCATTCTCCGTCTTCCCATTTGTATTGGGTTCCTGTATTAAGGTTAGTTGTATAAGTAGTATCTGTTGTAGTATTTGCATTAAATACAATGTGCCAGCGAGTTCCGTCCCATTCTACAATGTCATTAGCAAATGCTGAAAAGTCTGTACCGTCTGCATTTTTCCATGCATCAGGACCGTCTTCGTCGAGATATAATTCATATTCTACTACGTCACCTATGTTTAGCATTGTAGGAAATTTAATTTTATATGTTGCAAGAACATTGGTAGAATCGTTCCATTGTTCCTCGGTAGTTTGTACTACTGTTCCGTTTACTAATACTCGTATACCCTTAACATCTTCGTATGGTTTTCCAGTATCAACAACTAGTACTTTATTTGATGCTGTGTATGTAGCTCTAAATGTGTGTCCTACATTACCTAGCAGTAACATTCTTGGAGACTCTGACTGTTTGCTTCTCGGATCAAATTTTGAAGGATCAATAATATAATCAATCTTACTTCTGTCTCCGTTAGGCCCGCTAATTGTAGTATCAGTAGGAAGAGTATCAGGATCAATATTAATTACTAGTTCTGTTTCGTCTATCGGATTAACTGTAGCAGTACCTACAATGTCTCCGTAGCCATCTCTACGCTGTAAACGTAATTCTGTGATTCCTGGCTGGAATTTTCTAGGTATAGATTTTAAATAACCGGTCCATGTTTCTGCTCCAACAACTGCATTCTTACCTAACAGTCTTGCAACTCCGTCTAAGAATACTAAATCGTAGTTGTTATGGCTTGTAGTTATTAGTGTTGTTTCTGATGTTAATGCTTCACGTTTTCCATTCACAATATTATCACCTACATTATCCCAAGAATCTAACTCAACTTCAACTGGTTCTTTAACTAGACTCTCTGCATATGCAGTGTCGTCGATATTAATTTCTAATCCATTATCGGCAAACATAGCAGTAATGATATTAGTAATAACTCCGAGCTTTTTGACTTTGGCAGGAGCACTTAGATATATCGGAGAGCTAAATGCTAGCGTAGCAACATCAATGTCTGATTCAGTACCAGTAGGAATACTTCTACTACTAAATGTTACATTTTCTAAATTTACTACACTTAAACTTGTCCAGTCAACATAATTATCTGTTGTTTGTATTTCTAAACTAGGATTAAACAGTGTCAATATTTGTTCTAGTAGTTGTAGTTTTTGATCTGTATTTGTACTCCAGATATCTACACTTACTTGCAAGTTGTATGGCGTAGGCATTAAACGTTCAACTGTGTAGTTTTTACCTTCGCTTTTTAAATATTCGTCACCATTTGCATCATATGCACGTTCACGAATATTTAATTTATTCACATAGCTAGAATCACTAGTGCGTGATCTATCCATTTCTAAGCCTGTAATGTACACAGCCATTCTTGGCGCACTTGGAATTTTGTTTTCTGAGTTATCACGCAGAATACTTGCAACTTGTCTAGTTAAATCACCGTACATAACAGGTACTTGAATAAATTTACCTTTGCCGTCTTTATAGGTAAAGTTACTAAACATACGTACTAACTGTGTAAGATAACGTCTTATTTGTGCGTCATAAAAATGTTGCATTAATTATCTGCCTTAGGTTTAAGTGCTTTAGACAATCCTTGTCTTTGATTAAATGTTTCACCGGCCACAGTACTTGTTTGCTGATTATTGATAAAGTCGCCTTTCTGATTGTTAGCAGTATTAGCACCAATCATATCAGCACGTTGTATATCTTGTACCTTATTCCAACGACTGTTTTTATATTTAAATAATCTATTAGGCAAGAAATCAGTCCTCATAAAATAATCGCCATCTTCGGGACTTGCAGGAAAACTAATTCCGTGACCAAAAACAGTTTCTCCGTTTGGTGGAATACTAGAGCCAATTAAATAGCCCTGATAACCAGGACGGTCTGGCTTAGACATTTCGCTAAAACCGTCTGCATCCTTAGTAGTAGTTAACTCTGTTTCACCGCTATCGTTTGTTTGTAATGTAAAATAGCTACTAGTGTCATAACCGCTTTGGTTTACTTCTTCTACTGCTTCGTCTATTACTGCTTGATTAACTTGCATTTCTTTATCGTATGATGAAAGTAAATCACGTAGTGTATTGCCTTCCGGAGCTTCTTCGTCTGCAGGCAAATCAAGTATATCTTTAAACTCTTGACTGTCAACAATTTGTTTAAGTTTTAATCTATACAAATGCGGATACCAAGTTTGGCTAAATCCTTCTGCTGCACGGTTTATATCTTCAACAACATAAAATCTTTTTAATGCAACACTATAGTCGTTCTCTGCATATTCGTCTTTTAAGTGCGGCAACTCAATTACGTCACCCGGCATAATCTTTCTGCCAATAGTTTTTACACTACTATTAATATGTATAGTTAAGAATAATGTATCATTGCTTAGAAACAAACCAAACTGACTTAAATCAAAGTCAATGTCTGACACATTATAAATTCCTCTAATATTGTAAATATCCGGATCGTACTTTCTGTCTCTATTTTCAAGAAACATCAAATCTTGTATTTGAGTATGATCCTTAACAGTTTCTCCATCGTCGGTTCCTATGTATTTGTGTACATTTACATCAGTACCGCCAACAGTGAACATTTCTAGAATCTGTTTGTCTAGGAATTCATAATCTTTACCCTTCTGGGGTTTGTATAAACTAAGTCTTGGCATATGTATATTTATCGCGAGATAAATACTAGTGGAGAACTTCACATGACATTAGCGACACAAAAACAAGAAGTATTTGACTATGTACACACCTTTTTAGGCGGTGGAATGGTTGACGTTGAACTAGATCCAATACATTACGAAACTAGTTTAACTAAAGCATTAACTAAATTTAGACAGCGTTCTGATAATTCAGTTGAAGAATCGTATATGTTTATGCCTACAGTAACAGATCAAAATACATACAAACTTCCAAATGAAGTTATGGAAGTACGTCAAATTTTTCGTAGAAGTATAGGATCTCGAACAGGCGGCGGCGATGGCGGCACGTTGTTTGAACCGTTTAACCTTGCATATACAAATACATACCTTTTGTCAAGTTCTAATATGGGCGGGTTAGCTACATACGACATGTTCTCACAATACCAAGAACTAGTAGGACGCATGTTTGGTAGTTTTATCGAATTTAAATGGAATAGCACTACAAAACAGTTAACACTATTACAACGTCCAAGAGCCGACGAAACACTTATGCTATACGCTTATAATTATAGACCAGATAGTGAATTGTTAAACGACTACCTTGCCAAGCAATGGATTAAAGACTATACACTAGCAGCATGTAAATATATGCTAGGCGAAGCACGTAGTAAGTTTGCTACTATTGCAGGACCACAAGGCGGATCAACACTTAACGGAAATGATTTAAAAAACGAAGCTATGCAAGAAATGGAAAAGCTCGAAAAAGATGTTTCTGAGCAAGTGCCTGGCGGTGTTGGTTACGGCTTTACAATCGGCTAATGTTAACGCTATAATTTTATTATCTAGTAAATATTTGTATGAAAGAAAAAGAAGCATACAGACTATTTTGGATGGTAAAGGGTCATCTCAATACAACTCATGAAACTATAATGCAAAGTGCAGATGGTTATTTCAAACGCTTATGGGGCAATCATGAAGCATGTTATCATGAAGATGGATTTGAAGAAGCATACAAAAAAGTTCTTGACAAACAAAACTAAGATGCTATAATATACAAATAATCTTAGGAGTTTGTATGTTACCAAAGCTATTAGTTGTAGGACACGGTCGCCACGGCAAAGATACTGTATGCGAGATGTTAGAAGCATACGGTTACACATTTCAGTCAAGTTCTAAATTTTGTTCAGAGCTGTTTATCTTTGATGAGCTAAAAGACAAGTACGGTTATGCTAACGAAGAAGAATGTTACGCAGATAGACACAATCATCGTACTGAGTGGTACAACATGATCCATGATTACTGTAAAGATGACTTAGCACGATTAGGTCGAAACTTGTTTGCAGAAAGAAACATTTACTGTGGTTTGCGTAATAGGCGTGAATTCTTTGCAATGCAAAATGAACAATTGTTTGACTATGCTATTTGGGTAGATCGTTGTGATCATTTGCCTACTGAAGACCCTAGCTCAATGAGCATTGAACAGTGGATGTGTAATTACACACTCGATAACAATGGCAGTTTAGAAAGATTAGAAAAGAACGTAGCAATTCTTATGCGTACTATTTTTAAAAGTCGGGCGTTAAGTCTCCCTGCTTCCACTTCACGCCACTTTTCTGAATTATTCGCTGACAGTTAGCACATATAGTCTTTAGGTTTGTAGGACGGCAATTGTCTAAGTTGCCGTCTAAATGAAATACATTAAACTGTTCTGGGTGTTTTGATTTATAACCGCACTTCTCGCAACTGTCTCTTTTTTCGTATCCTTTTTGTTTCCATTTAGGAATGCCGTGGCCCACTCCGTTGCGCAAACACGTTTCGCATAACTTGCGATAATAAGTTCTTCCGTTTTTCTTATAGTTTATAGCAGCAGGACGTTGGCCGCACTTGCATAATGGTCTCATACTGTATTTACCTCACCTTTTCGATACCTTTTTATGGGGTATTTACTAGGCATTTTTGTTCGTAATTGGTAAATACATACAACAAATACTCATATTCCAGATAGGAGACATATAATGGCATTAACATCACCAGGAGTACAGGTTAGCGTAGTAGACGAAA